GTTCCAGCGCCCGAAAACAGTCTTGCAAACGCACCGATTCCCTTCGCGACCGTTGATTGCATCTTCATCATCGCAACATCGACGAAGTTTGTCGCGACGGTTAGCGCATCCAAATCTTCACTACTCAAACCGAGCTTCTTGGCGTTCTTTTCTGCGTCCTCCATTGCCGAGTTCAGTCTCCTCGCGCCTCCGATTGCCGCGGAGAATCCGAAGAAAGTCGCCATTCCGGTTGAGACTATTTTCGCCGTGGCGTGAATCTTCGTCAGCGAGTTCTGCACACTCGCAAATGCCGCCCTCGTCGAATCAACCGCCCGCAGTGTGAATGTAGCTTCAGCCATGATGTTTCGATTTCCGGTTTTGGTGTTCGATGTAAACGAGCCAGCCGTTCAATTCTTGCGCTGGCATGGCGAGCACTTCGCTTGCGAATTTGCCGAGACGGTCCGCGAGAGCATACACGGCGAGGAAGTCGGCAGCTTCTCCGCCGTGAATCAGTTTTTTAAGTCGTCAGGCCTCGGCCCGTTTTCGGCCAGAATGGCGTTGGCGATGCGGCCCACGACGTTGCTGTCGGCCTTGTTCAGTAGCGTCGGCTTGTGCTCGATCGTGAACAACTTAGCGCCGTGCTCGTCCGTGGCTTTCATAATCAAGATGTCGACCAGAAGCTCCATGTCGTTCTCTTTGCTGCGACGATAGAGCCGATTCTTTTCGCCGAGCGTGACCGGCGATGCGTGGACGACGAGCTTCCATTCGGGCACGTCGATTTTGCGCGTGCCTAGGGAGGCGAAGTGTTCTCTGACGAGGTCGATTGCTTCCATGTGTTGTGTGTGTGTTTTCCTGCGAAATTAAGCCGTCAGCGTGCTCAGCGTCCCGTTGCCCTCGAAGGCGATGGAGCCCTCGACGATGCCGTCGAACGAAGCCGAGATGTCGAATTTGGTAACGATGGCCGCGCCCGAATAGTAAACGTCACCGGTGTCCGCGCCCTCTGGGTAGAGGTTGAGCGTCACCGAGCTGCCGATGGTAATCAGGAGCTGGCCCGCGTTCGTCTCGTCCCAATAGAGATCGCCCGACACGCTGAAGGTTTTCATCGTCGCGAGTCGCGTGCGGTAGGTGTCGCCGATTACGGAATCTTCGACCGTGTCCGAAGAATGGCTGAGAGCGTAGTTGCGCAACTCGCCGATAGTGGTGCTTGAGATTTTGACGAGGCCTTCGCGGCCGAGATGATTTGCCATGTTAGTCGGTGGTTAAATAAATGCAGTTAAAAGTGTGCCGAGCCGTGCCGAAGCGTTTGTCTTCATCAGGCTCAATAACATAGTCCACACTGTTAAGATGGAGATCGCGGCATTGCCCCCCGAGCGTCACGTCAGCGAGGACTGCGGCCTCCACCGCCGCGCTGCCCGTGTCGAAAAGGTCGTCTATCAAATATGTCCCGCTCTCCGCGATGAAGTAATCGACCACGAGCTGGAGCTGCCGGTATTGCGTCCGGTTGCTCGGCCCGAGCGTGCGCACCTCGATCTGCTCACTGACGGCGTAAACGGCGGCGGCGGGAAACGAGATGCTTGCGATCGTGTTGTTGCGCCCGCGAAGGATGTTTGCGGTAGGCACGACGAGCGCGCCGGTGAGAGCGTTCGCTGTCGCGGTGCGGATGTTGGTGCGTGTGCTCATGCGGCTGCTGTTTTGATTGGCATTGCTCCGCCTACTCGGGTGAAGCCGAGATTGACGGCGCGATTCGCCAGAACGGCGGCGACTTTCTTCGCGGTCGTTCTGACGCGTGAATTAATGGCCGCGTCGATCATCCGCTGGTAGTTCGGAATCTTCACGTTGTGCGCCGTAGCCTTGATGAACGGCTGCGGCCCGAAGCTGGATTGCACCGAGCCGAACCGGATGTTTCCGCCTGCCTGCGCCTTGAGTTTGTCGCTAAATTTCTTGTAGCGCGCGCCGGTTACTTTGGCCGATGCGTTCCAGCCGCTGACCGTCCAGCCCACGCGGTCCTCCATGATTGATCTGACTCGGCGGAAGTCGGAACCGAACGCGAGAACTCGTGGTTTCCCCCTGATTCTGCCACGATCATTTCGCTCCCCCTTATGGTACTTCTTGATCGCGTCTTCGTTTTCAAGCACCGGCCTGCCGTAATAGTGCGTGAGGTTGGGATTTCTGAAAAGCGCGCGCAGCTTCTCAACGTCGCGGTTCCTGACATATCGCGCCATCGACTTGTAGAATCCGCCCTTCGTCGCCTTCGCTTGAAGGTCTTCGAAAACCAACGGTTCCGCGAGCCTGCTGAAATCCGCGCGCACCGCGTTTGCGCCCTGCTGCTTGCTCTTGGGTGGCGTGAATTTCACAATAGTCTGAATCGCGTATTTCGCTTCCTCTTTGATGACCAGCCCGAGGTCCACCTTTGCCGCGTCGGCGAGACGCGCGAGCTGATATTCCAGCCGCGAGAAACTGGTTTCGATGTCGATCATATCGACTTGCAAACTTCGATTTCGCAGCCCGCGCCCTCGGCGTCCAAGGTCACGCGTTCGATGAAATAAGTGATGCTCGCGCGAGAGAGCGTCTGAGTGACCTGCGGCGTGGCGCTGACGCTCGACGTGAGCAGAAACACCGTGAACTTGCTGTCAGTCCTGCGCTGGTCCTCAAACTCCGAGAACGCATCGCGCGAGGACGACCAGATGCCGGTAACGCTCACGCCTTGATACGTGAACGAGACGCCCGCCTGCAAAAGTATCGCCGAGAAGTCGGAGTTAATCTGCGTCGGGTCGAAGTCTCGCACGGCTGCCATACTTATGCGCCGCCTGTAAAATAAAACCGCGCGTGCATCTCTGGCCGGTTCGCGAGGAGCCACGGCTCGGCGTCCTCGTAGCACCGCTGTGCGTCCTGCCCGCAGGTCTGCGAGCCGACGTGGTGCACGTAGGCCCGCGAGATGAAATGCCTCCGCTTCATGTCGGCGCATTGCACGTCGTCGCTGAACCAATTTATCGGCGGGAAATCGACCCACGCGTCGCGGTGAATCCATGCGCAAATTGGCGCGATCACCGGCGTCTCGACGATATGCCGCTCCGACTGGTAGCGGAGGAAGTCGATTCTGCCGCGACCGCTGCGGACGTTCTGTTCGCCTCGCGCGTAGTCCGAGCGCGTCGCGACGTAGCCGAGATCGGGCACGACCTTTCGGAGATGCGCAACATCCGCGAGGAGCACGGACCACGTCGTCGGGGTAAACACGATGTCGTCGTTGCAGACTAGAATCTCGTCGTGCCGCTTGAACGCTTCGCGGGCGGCGAAGTTGTAGGCGTCGCCGAAGTTCTTCCCGATCTTGTGATGCACATACCTCTCGACGTCGCGCGGGACGTAGGCGTTCAGCGACGCGGTCATCACGTCGAGGCACGCGGCGTTGACCGTGCAGACGATGATTGCCGGCGTGCTCACGGCTTCTTCGCTACTAGGATTTCCTTGATGTTCTCGGCGTCGATGAGCGTTACGCCGCTTGCCAGCACGAGCTTGTCCCAGTCGTGCGGCGGCACCATGCCATCCTCGATGTGCACCGAGATCATGGCGCGCTCTGGCGCTCGCGGCTGACCCACGTCGTGCAGAAACTGCTTCGACATCGCCATCGTCTCCTTGTCATCGGGTCGCACGAGGAAAACGTGCTCGACGGTTTCCGGTTGCGCTGCCGTCCCGAGCCACGCTTCGCGAAATGATACCGAGCGCGTCGAGTCTCCGAGGGTTTTCTGCGTGAGCCGAATCGCGGGCTTCTCGTGCTTGTGAAACGCCCACTGCAAGCCGTCCGCCTTTCTCGGATTGTCCGCGAGCCGGTAGGACCGCGCAGCGAGATCGAGACCGGCCCAGCCATACCACTTCACTTCGTGCGTCCACGGCCGGTCTTTCTCCTTTGGCTCGGGTAGCGACATCATCCGCTCCGCCCAGAAGCTCGCGCGCCTGCCGTCGTTGCGCTCAAAGGCCAGCATAATGATGGAGGCGATAGCCTCGCGGCACCACGGGAAAACCCCGTGCGCACCCATAGCGAACTGCAACGCCTCGCGCCGAGAAGCCACGAGACGCGCAAGGTTTAGCTGCACCTCGTAGCGAAAGGAGTCATCGAGATTTGGGAAGCTGAGCGCGATGCGCCCGAACTGCTCGGCGGCGGTCTTGTTGCCGGCGCAATAGTGCTCCTGATGAATGTAAAAATACTGGGTCGCCGACTCGGCCACGCTGCGCCCGAGAATCGCTAGGTTGCGTTTGCGGTTGCTCTGCTTGATCGCGACCGGCTGGTGACGCCACACCGGCACCATCCATTCGTTGTGCAGGTCGTTCGGCAGCAGGAGCAGGTTTTCGTGGACGTCGTGGTGCCAAACCCGCCCCGAGGCGAACGCCGTGCGGCGGATGATGCGCTCGCGTTGCAGTTTTTTGCCGGTGCCCCGCACGTCGTAAGGGCATCGGAGCATAAGCACGTCCTCAGTCAGTTCCTTGAGCCTTTCCCGCAGGTCCGTCGCGTCGGTCAGCACGTCGTCGCAGTCCGCCCAAAGAAGCCAATCGCCGGTGCCTTGGGCGAACGCTTGGTTGCGAGCCCTCGCAAAAGAATCGACGTGCCGCCACGCCTGCGCAGTGACGCCGTTGCGGTAGTCCGAGAAGACAATCGGGACCGCGTTGCGCTCGCACCAGTCCCGCGCGAGCTGTTCGGTGTCGTCGGGTTCCTGCGAGCCGATGGCGCGCACGAGTGAGAGTTCGTCGATGATGCCGACGAACGAATCGAGCATGGTTCGGATGTGCGCGGTCTCGTTACCGGCAATCACGCAGAGAGAAATCGTCATGTTGTGTGTTGCCTCCGGTGTGGCGAATCGCGCCGCAGCGTCAAAACAAAAAGCCCCACGCGGTGAGGCGTGGGGCTCGTTCTAGGTCGATTGAATCGCTAAATAAAAATCAATCAAAGGCTCGGGCCAAAGGCTTTGAGGAACCGAGCGAAAGTCTTTGTATTCGCTGGAAACCCAAAACGGCGACGAGCTTTTGGATTGATTCACGGGCGCTGGGAGAATCTGCAAATTCTCGTGGTGATGCCAGCCGCCGTGCTTGATCGGGATTATGTGGTCAACGTGGTGCTCGACTCCGGTTTGCTTCGTGAGCGCGTCGGCGGTTTTTCGCATTTGTTCCTCAATCGAGGAATTGTGGTCCACGTGAAGTTGGTTGCGTTTCAAAGTGCGGCGATGAGACGAATGAAGGGCGCGTCGCGGCTTGTTTTCGTTGCTCCATTTTTTCTCTGAAATCGCCTTCTTTCGCTTTCGCATATCGGCGTTCTTGTAACGGTTTTTGATGTAGTCATTAAACTCTTCTCGGTATTTTGGGTCGAGCCTTTTTAGCCGCATTTTCTCGCGAGCGTGCTCTAGCCTTCTTTGGAAGGCGTCAGCGTCGGTCCAGTGTTCGCCATTCACGTATCCGGTCGAGTAGCCGCAAAAAACCTTTCCGTCTTCCCTGACATAGCCGTGCTTGTATCGGAGCAGCGGGTTTTCTTTAAGCCATTTATTGAACTCCGCATGGCGCTTTTTCCGCTCGGTGAATGATGCGTTAAACCAAGGGTGCATAAAAAGACCCTCGTTTTACCGAGGGTCTTGGTTTGTTCAACTATTAAGTGAACTATTATGCGAATTGCGTAGTTATCAACTGACCGGCGTTTGCATTCACGATTTTTTCTGCGGTGTATTGCGAAGCCCGCACGATGTTCGACTTGATCGCTTCTTCGCGATAGGTCGAGACGCCGATTGCAGGGCCATACTCGGACCAGTTCAAGGTGAAGCCTGCGCCACCTCCGAAGAATCCGGCGGAAGCCTGCGTGACCGAGCCGACCCAGATGAACGTATTGGCCCAGACATTACCGGCAGCGAACGCGACGCCTTCAGGGGCGGTGTCGTAGCTGGCGCGACCAATCAGCACTTGGCTGACACCGAACACCTCGGCGGCGGCTTGCGTGCTCGCGTTGAGGATGGTGTCAGACGAAATGCCAGCGCCGCGAAGGCGGTTCTGGAACTTCGTGGAAGCGCGGATGCGGGTCCACACTGGGTAAGGAATGATAACGGACAAGTTCGTCACGCTCTCGCCCTTCGCGAGCAGACGGTCAGCAGCCTCCTGCACGTCAGCGCCGACATCGAACGTCGCCAGATTCGCCGTCGTGTAGGCGGTGCCGCTGTTGGTCGCGGTAAACGTGGAATTGTCGAACAGTTTTGCGGCAACGCGCAGTTCGTGCGCGAGGAGCAATTTACGTTTGGCGAGCTTGGCGGCGATGACTTCGGCGTCGAAAAACCGCGCGACGTCGAGCGTGACGGTATCGTCCACAGCCTCCTCGTATCCATATTCCAACGCCGTGTAGGTGTCTTGGTTGAACGCACGCGTTCCGCGAGCATAGGCGCTGTAAGCGGCGCGGTTCTTTACGTCACTCTTGAGGAGCTGGCCCTCTTTGAGAACGAAGGAAGGATACTGGCCGGCGCGCACGGGCACGTCGAGGATGGGCATGACGGCGGTGCCGATGAGTCCGGCTTCATAGTCTTTTGCCTGCTCGACTACACCGGCGATGTCGCCGCGAAAAATAGCTGCTGAATTGGTATACATGGTAAGATTTTTTTAGGGTTTAGAAGTTCTTCGGCAGAATCTCGATGATTGCCGAGGCGTCAGACGCGGTGGTGAGCGATTTGCCCACCGTCACGGAACCTGTAATTGACACGCTCCCGTTGGCGTTTGAGAAGAGAGTGTCGCCCACGGTAACCGGACCAGCGAGCAGAGTGGCCTTGATGGTGGTGCCACCGAGGAACTGCACGGTGACTTGATCGCCAGAGGCAGCGTCAATCAGAGTGACGCCGTCAGGGAGAGAAGCGGTGGCGGCAAGACCGACGCCGCGATTGCTGGAAATGGACACGAGGCGAAACGCGGTGATAGCCGAGTTCGCGACAAACGTGCCCGCATTTTGGAATGAAGTAGCCATGGTAGTTTTTTTAGAGTTTCACGAGTTCGCCGCCCTGCACGCGCGCACGATAAGCGGCGTAAAGGTCAGCATGATTTTTGACCGCGAAGGAGATCGCCGAGGATTTGTCGCCCTTGAGCTCGGTGGCTTTGGCGGCGACGATGTCCTCGAATTTCTGCGCTTGCGCGACTGGTTTGGGAGCTTCGGCCGAGGCGATCGGAGCGGCTGGCGCACCGAAGCTCTTGGCAAATTCTTTGACCGCAGCGAGAGCCGCAGCATTGGCCGCGAGTTGCACGACCTCAGTCTGTGCGCTCATGGCGGCGGGTTTCTCTTCAACGGGAGGCAGCGCAGCTTCGAGCTTCGCGAGTTTGTCATTCATGGACATCATGGCTGATTGAATCATGCCCTCGATGGCCTTCTTCATTTCGTCGTTCATAGGTAATTCGATTTCGATTTCTGCTTCGGATTGCTCGGATTCGACGCTCTGAAGTTGTTTCAGTTTGCGCGCGAAGAGACCTGCGTTTGCGGCTGGCTCTGAAACGAGGTCAACCGAGTAGATTTCTGAGCACCGTTGCAAAGTCGTGAGCTTGTCCGCGCTCTTTTCCGACGGACCCGAGAACGCAATCGAGAGCCCGAACGTGTCGGGAATTCGCTCGGCGATCTCCAAAATGTAGGCGCGATGCACCGACGATTCGAGCAGATGCAAATCTCCGAGGAGCTTCTCTCCCTCGATGCGCAGCGTGTTGATGTAACCGACGATGTCGCCCGCGCCGCCCGAGTGGTCGAGCTTCACCTTGAGCCCGCCAGCGTATTGCTCGGCTGCGGCCTTGACCTGTTGCAGAGTCTTGTCGTCGATCATCACGCCGTGACCGAGCGCCGGTCCCTTGGTGATGAGCGAGACGCCGCGAATGATTCCGGTCTGTGCGTCGATGACGCCTGCCGAGGCTGCGAATGTGATGACGGGTTCCATCGCCAAGGCGATGGGCGTCAAAATCAATCCTTCTTCTTCGCCTCGCGCCGCCAGCGCCAGAGCAAGAACGCAATGCCGAGGAGCGTGCCGACGAGCGCGGCGACCTCGTTGACCTGCGACAGCGAAATCATCGCAGCGGCTGGCGTTGCGGCGGTCAGGAGGGCTTTTGTTTGGTCAGCGTTCATTTCTTCGCCCTCATTTCCATGATCTTCTCAAGCGTGCGGCCCCCGAAATAAAAGCTCATGATAAGCATCCCCCACTGCCCGAGCAGCGAGACGTAAGCCTCGTTAGCGTTGTAGCCGAACGCCGACATCCCCGCGAAGAGAAAGTAGCCCGCGAGGATTGCCGCCAGCGTCATCGGGCGGAT